AACCGCGCCAAGAGTGGGCGTGATGCTGGCGGCTTTATCGCGCTTCCTTGGCAGGTTGTGGACAGCCACGCATACCGAGGGCTGTCCGTGCACGCCAAAGCCCTGCTGATCGAGATTGCACGCCAGTACAGCGGCCATAACAACGGCGCGTTGCTCTGTAGCCGGGCGTACATGCAAACGCGAGGCTGGAACAGTTCTGACATGCTAATGAAGGCCAAGCGTGAACTCCTTGAGGGGGAACTGATCTTTGAAACGGTCAAGGGCGCGCGCCCGAATCGTGCGAGCTGGTACGCGCTGACCTGGCAGACGCTGGACAAGCTTGACGGCTACGACTCGGGCGTGATGGGCGCTTTTGAGCGGGGTGCTTACCGAAAACTGCAGCCCGTCAAAAACGCGAGCCTTAGACCGTCCCACGGTACAGTAAGCGATTCTATTGGACCGTCCCACGGTACAGGGACACGTTCCACTGTACCGTCCCACGGTACTATGCGGCCCAATTAAGGGGGTCTCTCTGTACCGTGGGACGGACACCATATAGATATAGCCATCTCCCGCGCTAACAATCGAAGGACAGACTAGTGTGACATGGAACTGGGTCGGCGGTCGTCGTGGCGATGATCGACCGAGCTGTAGCATCAGGATTGATCGAAAGCCAACGATTGCCGAGCAACCGAGCGGACGAGGTTCTTTACCAGCTCAGCAGTTTTCAAAACGTGGGCAAAAACGTGGACTACAGCATGGATCAAATAAAAAGTCATCTAAAATCAATGACTTAGAAGGTTTCCTGGCGGAAGCGGTGTCCGCAATGTTAGTCATCCGTAGTTGTTCGCCAAAATCCGTAACACATTGACCGTAAAGGAAAAATTTCCGCTGGCGCCCGCTTCTGATGACCGCTACAATTCGCATATGTTCGTCAACAGCCGCGTTTAAAACGTGGGCAGAAACGTGGGTAAACATCAGATCAACCGACTAACGACAGTCGCCGTCAAGGCCCAAAAAAAACCTGGGCTGTACCCAGACGGAGGATGCCTTTATCTCAAGGTAGCGGAGGGCGGTTCCAAGAGCTGGATATTCCGCTTTGCTCGTGCTGGGCGCGAACGCCAGATGGGGCTCGGATCACTGCTGACAGTGACCTTGGCCGAGGCGCGCGAGGATGCGAAACGATGCCGACTCCTACTGCGGGACGGCCATGACCCAATCGCACACAGAGAGGCCGAACGGGCAAAGCTCGACGCGGCACAAGCAGCGGTACGCACGTTCAAGCAATGCGCCATCGAGTGCCATAGATTGCGTGAGGCTGGCTGGAAGAACCGCAAGCACGCCGCACAGTGGCTAAATACCCTTGAGGACTATGCATATCCCCACTTTGGGGAAAAGGATGTTTCCGCTGTTGACGCTGCGGACATTCTGGCCGCGCTCCGTCCAATCTGGATCGACAAGCACGCGACGGCGATCCGGCTCCGTGGACGCATCCGTATGGTGATCGAATGGGCGGCGGCGGCCAAGTATCGGCGCGGGCACGACCCGTCCATATGGCAGGAGGTGACGAGCAATCTGCAATCAAGGCGCCGTGTCCGCAAGAACTTTGCGGCCTGTCCTCATCCTGACGTTTCCGCAATCATTGCTGCGATCCGCAACACAGCATCCGAAGATGCGGCAAAGCTTGCGCTGGAGTTCACCATTCTGACGGCAGCTCGATCTGGCGAGGTTCGACTGGCGCCTCCTTCTGAAGTCGACCTCAGTAGACAGCGCTGGAACATTCCAGGCGAGCGTATGAAGATGGGCCGCCCCCACAGCGTACCGCTAAGCCCGCGTGCTTTAGAAATCATCGAGCAGGTAATGCCAAGGGCCGAGAAAACCGGCTACCTATTCACCAACAAAAAAGGTAAGCCGTACTCCGACATGACGCTGACACAAATACTGCGGCGCTTGGGTTTCGATTTCACTGTGCATGGCTTCCGCTCTACCTTTCGTGACTGGTGCGCTGAAATGACGAACTACCCGCGCGAGGTGTGCGAAGCGGCGCTAGCCCACTCCAAGAAAGATCAGGTGGAGGCTGCTTACTTCCGCTCAGACCTATTCGATAGGAGGCGTGAGCTTATGAAATCCTGGGCTGAATACTGTACTGCCGAACGCGCCCAGGCCCAAGTTCTCTCGATTGGCGAAAAGCCGCATATCCAAGGTGCCGTATGACGAAAAAGGAAACGCCAACATTCGAGGAGTTATTGCGTCAAGCCGGAACCGAAATATCCAAAGCGCCGCCCCCGATTACGCCTCTAGACTTGAACCTCGGCCCGGATATGACAATTCACCATGAGATTAGTACGCCGCGGTGGGAGCGAATCGCCAGTGGGGACCGTTATCGCTTGTGGGAGCTTACTTGCTTAGCAACAGATATAGACCCGAGCATCCTTCATATAGGTGGAGAACCTCTGTGGTGGACTGGGCAGCTAGAAGGTCTGCCAGACAGGTTTTTCGAGCTATGGGAGATCGTGAACCGAGACGAGTTATTCGCGCGCCTCCCACCTCAAGAATATAGCGGAAGGATGCTTTATCAATGCTCTGTTGGCTTGTTCGCGCGCTGGGCTGGCAGCCGAGGCGTCTCGATCCCCGAGAAAATGCGCGAACTGGCATCTGTGCACACCAATTCCCCCTCTAAGCAAAAGGCAGAGCCGACCGGGCAAACCACGCCAGAAGTGGAACCGCCCTTTGCGCCTAATACTCCTACTAAGCAGCGCAATTTTTCGTGGCATGACCACGCCAGAGCGGAGGCGGACAAGTTACACCTTCGGGACATGAAGAACGGCGCTTATGACAGCCTTACCAACCTCTCACAGCGGGTGGCTACTGCACTTAAAGAGGCTGGGGTTATGGGGCCACGAGGGCCGCTTAGCGCGTCGACAATTATGCGCGAGGCGCTTCAATCGGATCGTTGGAAACGCCCTAAATTAGAAACGGGAAATCCGGGGAACTCGGGAGATGGAGGGTTGAGCCAAAATTAGAAATTTGCGGGAAACGCGGGAACCCAGTAACGGCGGGAGCTTTTAGGCTTTCCGCCGTTTTTTTATCCATTGTTGCTCCCCGAATTTCCCGAAGGTCAAGTTCTCTCCGTCGTAACCACTTTTATGGACGGACTCATGGAACAAATGACCAATTCCACTACAGCTGGGAACCCCGCTCTCTGCACCATCAAAGAGACCTGCAAAACTCTCGGCATCGGCAACACCAAATGCTATGAACTGATCGCCAGCGGCGCCCTTGAGGTTGTCCGCCTTGGCAGTCGCTGCACCCGAGTGCGCGTTTCGAGCATTGACCGCTTGGTAGCCCACGGAGCCAACTAAGGGGGCAACGAGATGACTAAAAAGGACATTGGCGGCCGGAACCGCGCCGCCAAAAAAGCCGCCAGCCGGGAAGCAGCGACTGCAAAACAAATCGACAATGCCTATCTTACCGCATTTGCCAACCGCATTAAAGCGGCCGGGCTCGCCCTTCGCAGCTCAAGCGGTGGCACGCAACTAGCAACGCTCCCCAAGGTCTTGGAATACCTCGGCTCACGCGGCGCCAATACCTATGAGCTTGTAGCCCTCGGTTATTTGCGCGCGGCTACGAGAATCAAGGAATTGGAAGACCGTTACCTGATTACGCCTATCCTCGAGGACGTCATCGGACCCGACGGGCTGCTACACAAGCGCGTCGCTCGCTACATCATGATCGGCAAACGCAAGGACTTGCCGCCCGCTCAAGGACAACTCGACCTGGGGGCGGCATGAACACGCCTATCCTCACCGTCAAAAACTGGAACACATTCCAGCACTACGGCAAACGCAATCCGCCCTGGATCAAGCTGCATCGTGCCGTTCTCGACGATTACGCATTCTGTGCGCTGCCGGACGTGTCGAAGGCCCACCTCATGTTGCTTTGGCTGTACGCCAGCCAGAACAACGGTACGGTTCCGCATGACGTTCCGTTCCTTGAGCGGAAGCTGTCGATATCCGGCCTGGACATCGAGGTGCTGATTCGGCACGGGTTTTTGATTTCGTCCGATGCTGCTAGCGGCAAGCTCGCGGGGTGATAGCACATGGACAAAATCTCAGTTGCTAGCATCGCGCTAGCATCGCGCTATCCATTGACGTGCACCTCAGAAGAGTACGCTAGCAGCTTAGTTGCAACTCAGAAGAGAAGAGTTAACGTCAAAACCAGCCCCAAAAACCCGCCCAGCCAAGGCGAGGTGATTTGGACGCCGACGGCTGACGTTTTGGAAGCCACGGACGCGGGACCAGGGGAGCACGAGCACCCCGCCCCGCCCGCCCAAGGTGAGGTGGCTTCTTCGCCGCTGACCCTAGACCTGCGCCTGTACCAGACCGAGGCCGTCCAGAACCTGCGCCTATCCTTGGCTGGGGGTGTGAAGCGTGTAATGCTCGCCAGTCCGACCGGCAGCGGCAAAACCTCCGTAGCTATGGCGATGGTCAAAGGCGCCCTTGCCAAGGGAAAGCGTGTCCTGTTTCTCTGTAACCGCATAACCCTGATCGAGCAGACCTCACGCCGATTCACCGAGGCCGGTATCGCGCACGGAATCATCCAAGGGTCCAATACCACCCGCGTGTACGAGAACGTCCTGGTAGCCAGCATTCAGACGATTGCCCGCCGTGGCTTGCCCGATGTCGATCTGGTAATCGTTGACGAAGCCCATGCCGTAGCCGGATCGCGCGAATACCGCGCCGTGTTCGCGGCAGCCAAGGGCATCCCGATCATTGGACTGTCGGCTACGCCGTTCTCCAAGGGTCTCGGCCGACACTATGACGAGCTGGGCGGCCCGCTGTTCGAGCACATGGTAGTGGCAGCCACGATTCCCCAGTTGATCGCGGACGGCTACCTCTGCGACGTGGACGTGTACGCCCCGAGCGAACCGGACATGACCGGCATTCGCCAGTCCAAGAACGCTTTTGGTGAGATGGATTGGTCCGATGCAGACGTCGCGCGCGCGGTCGACAAGCCGGAACTGGTCGGCGACGTCGTCCAGCATTGGATGCGCCTTGCGAAGGACACGCCGACCGTGTGCTTTGCCGCGAACATTGCCCACAGTAAACACATTGTCGAACAGTTCCTCGCCGCTGGGGTGCCGGCAGAGCACATCTCGTGTTACACGGACCCGGACGAGCGGCGCGCAATCCTTCGTCGCATGGAGACTGGGGAAACGATGGTCTTGTCGAACGTGGCCTTGCTCGCGGAAGGTTTCGATTTTCCAGCGTGCAAGACGATGATTCTGGCTCGGCCCACGCGGTCACTGATTCGGTACGTGCAAATGGCCGGGCGGGTGCTACGTCCGCATCCAAGCAAGGACCGCGCGCTGATCCTGGACCATTCCGGTACGGTCCTGCGCCTGGGTTTCCCTACCGACGAGCGGGAGCTTGAACTAGACGATGGCAAGCCCGGCAAGGCCAAGGGCACGGCACAGGAACGCGAGAAGCCGCTACCCAAGGCTTGCCCGTTATGTTCGTACGTGAAGCCGGCCGGCGTCCACAAATGCCCGGTGTGCAGCTTCGCACCGGAGCGTAAGGCCGATGTCGAGGTAAAGGACGGCGAACTGGTCTTGATCGACCGAAAGAAGCGCAAGTTCACGACAGCCGAGAAACAGTCGTGGTATTCGCAGTTGCTCACGGTGGCCCACGGCAAGGGCTACTTGCCGGGATGGACGGCGCACAAGTACCGCGAGCGCTTCGGGTGCTGGCCGAAGGGATTGGCGGATATTCCGGCGCCCGTCGGCGCAGAGGTGGCCGGCTGGCTCAAGCACCTACAGATCCGCGCCGCGAAGTCGAAGGAGGCCAGCCATGCACGCGGCTAAGGTGAAGACGGCGGATGCAGCGGTCGGACGCTGGCCGGGCATTCTGCAAGCGCTCGGCGTCGACCCGTCCTACCTGCGGAACAAGCACGGTCCCTGCCCGATATGCGGCGGCCGGGATCGGTATCGCCTCGACGACAAGGAAGGGCGCGGCACGTGGTTCTGTTCGCACTGCGGTTCGGGTGACGGCTTCAAGCTGCTGCAAGGCATGTTCGGCTGGACGTTCAATGAAGCGGCTCGGCAGGTCGACCGCATCGTGGGAACGGTGCCAGCCGGGCCGATCACGCCCGAACGCACCGAGGAAAGCAAGGTCCGCGCGCTGCGCCAGGTGTGGGCGGAAAGCCGGGCAGTCGTCCACGGCGACCCGGTGTGGCGTTATCTCAACCGGCGCCTGGGGCTGGAGCAGGTACCGGCCGGTCTCCGGCTGCATCCAGCGCTCAAGTACACCGACGAGAACGGCGGCGACCTGGGCAAATTCCCGGCGATGCTTGCCCGGCTGCAATACCCGGACGGCACAGGCGCATCCGTCCATCGCACTTACTTGACCGAAGACGGCCACAAGGCACCTGTGCCGCAAGTAAAGCGGTTAATGCCCGGCAGGCCGCTTAAAACGGCCGCTGTGAGGCTTTCGGAGGTTGGAACGACTCTCGGGATCAGCGAAGGCCTGGAAACGGCTCTGGCGGCCTCTATTCGCTTCAGCGTGCCTGTCTGGGCTGCGACCAGCGCGACGTTACTGGAATCATGGGTGCCGCCGGCTGGAGTTGAGCGCGTGCTGATCGCGGGTGATGCGGACGCCAGCTTTACCGGGCAGGCGTCCGCTTACGCCTTGGCTCGGCGTCTGGTGCGGGACGGCTTCGCGGTCGAGGTTCAGATACCGGGCGAGATCGGAAAGGACTGGGCCGACCTATGAGGGTATCGAAGCAATTCCTCCGAGACTTCGCGTACATCGCCAACCTGTACGGTTGGAATGCCGAGGATGTCGAGGACGCGAAGGCGCAGACCAGGGAGCACCCCGAGCTGCGGTCGTACTGGACTCAGCTCGCCGCCGCGCACCGGGCCGGCTACGAGCAAACCCGCGCGAACAACTACATGCGCGTGGCCCAGTGGCTCCAGCTGCACAAGGGGGTGTGATGCGGGCGCAGGCATACCTAGATCACATCCGCTGCATTGAGTCGTGCGAGGGAATTTCGCCTCAAGCCCGTCTCCAGCTGGTCGATTCAGCCAAGCGGCAACTGTTCGAGGCTCTCGCGCCGCAGGAACAGCGGGTCTTGTTCGCTTACCAGTTGCTGAAACAGGGCCATCCCCGCGACTCCATTCCTGGGCGGATCACGGCGACATTCGACGTGCGAAGGTCACAGGCGTATTCGGACTTGAACGAAGCATTCAGACTTTTTTGACCCGGCCATCATCAGCGAACTTTTCCAGAAAAATCGGACTGGTTTCGCTGATGATGGCAATAGGCAGAGACAAGCCGCCAATTGTCGACCAGCCCGTTAAACAGTCTCGTAGGGCAGAGGCGAAGCGAGTAATCGCATTTTGACGACACCATCGACTTAGGGGAAATGGGAATGGTGGAATTGGTGTACTACGGCGCCGACTTGGCGAAGGAAATGGGCGATCCGCTCGCATGTTTCTGTGTCGGCCCCATGCCGCATTGGGTCACGTCGCACGGCCTGCTGACCCTACTCAGCGCTGGCGAGGCCGTTCAGATTCGGCCGGCGACGTTCGCTGAGTTCCTTGATGCGGAATGGCGGATTGCCCAGGCCCGCATTGCACAGGAAGCAATGCAGCAGATCGAGGAAGCGGTATCGAGGATGGCCGAAGCATGACGGCCGCCATTCACGAACGCTCATTTATTGCCGACGATCACGACGGCCACATGATGACCATCGAGCGCACGCGCGACATGGAAACCGTGAACGCGATCATGAAAGACCCGGTGATCTGGCCCCATATCCACGAGGACGGCGCAGAGAACTACATGCCGATCGATCACGAGGCGTTCAACTGGCTGTTGGTGAAGGACGGCGAGGAAATTCTGGGCGTGTTTCTCGTCCACGCCAGAGGGGCGGCGTGCTGTGAAATGCATACCTGCCTGTTGCCGAAATGCTGGGGCAAGCGTGCTGCCGTGGCCGCCCAGCTGTTGGCGCATTGGGTATTCACCAATACGACTTGCCAGAAGCTAATCACCTCCGTCCCGGCTTACAACCGTGTGGCGCTCCGTTTCGCGCGTGCCGGCGGCGGCCGAGAGGAAGGCATCAACCGCGCAAGCTTTTTGCGTAATGGCGAGATGATCGACCAGATCATGCTCGGGATAACCAAACAGGAGTGGCTATGCCAGCAGCAGTACCACTAGCAATCGCAGGCGCCGGCATCGGTGGCGCGCTGATTAGCTCAAATGCCTCCCGCAGCGCGGCCAACACGCAAGCGAACGCAGCCAATCGCGCGTCTGATCTGCAAATGCAGCAGTTCCAGCAGATGCAGCAGAATCTGGCGCCGTACATGCAATTGGGGACGTCAACGATCCCGATGCTGCAACAAATGTTGGGGGGCTCGCGGCTGAACACGCCCTTTTCGTTCAACCCCACGATGCAGCAACTGGAGCAAACGCCCGGCTACCAGTTCACGCTCCAACAGGGCAACAAGGCGCTTGACAACGCGATGGCTGCGAAGGGGTTGAGCCTGTCCGGGGCCCAGCTGAAGGGCCTCGACGCCTACAATACGGGGCTCGCAAGCCAGACGTTCCAGCAGCAGTACCAGAACGCGCTGCAGAACTTCAATACGAACTACGGGCAGGCGGCCGATCAGTACAACCGCTTGGCGGGACTCGTGAAGCTGGGCCAGAACTCTGCTGCCGGCGTCGGGGATGCAGGCATTCAAACTGCATCGAACATCGGGAATACCCTCATGGGTGGCGCCAATGCGCAGGCAGCTGGCCAAATGGGGGCAGCCAAGGCGTGGAATGGCGGCCTTTCGAGTTTAGGCGCCGGCGGGATGCTCTACTCCATGCTGAATGGCGGAAATGGGGCGGCAGGCATCACTGATCAGGATGTCCTGAATAGCCATGCGGCTGGCATGAGCAATATCTACAGTCAGCTTCAGAGCGGAGGTTAATCATGGCATCGCTAGATCCGTCGATCCCCCTGCAAGTAGAGACTCCCAACCCGTTTGCGGCCCTTCAGCAGCCGTTGCAGGTCGCCGCGGGCCTTCAGAGCTTGCGCCAGAACCAGATGCGTCTCGGCGCAAATCAGGCCATTTCAGACGCCTATGCACAGTCGGTCGACCCGATCACCGGTGAGGTGGATTTCGGCAAGTTACAGGCAATCGCAGGTCGGAATGGCGGCGGGGCATTTTTGCCTGAGTTCATGGGCCAGATCGCCCAGCAACGCAACTCGCAGCTTCAGTACGACACCGGCAAGCTGGAGCAGGCGGTGAAACAACAGCAGCAGTTGCGTAGCACGATTGGCACAGTGTTGACCAATCCGAACCTTGGCAAGGCGGACATGCGGCCGGCCATTGCGCAGCATGTTTTCAACCTGGTTCAGAACGGCATCGTTCCGGTGGATATGGCCGCTCGTGAGTTGAGGGACTTACCCGAAGACCCTGGACGGCAAAAGGACTGGATCACGAATCACTTCGTGGGCGCGCTATCTGACGAAGCCAAGCTTAGGGCACTGTTGCCGGAACAAGTTACGGCCGATACGGGCCTTGGGACGGCATTTTTCAACCGTAATCCTTTGACAGGCGAAAGGACTCCGAACGGGTTCGTTGCGAAAGGCATGACGGCGGCCCAGCTTGCTGAACCGAAGACGATCACGATGCCTGATGGCTCGCAACGTCAGGTGACGACCGAACAGTGGCTGCAATTGGTCAATGGCGGCAATGCGCAGCCTACTAAGCCGACTGGTCCAAACGGCGGCGCAGGCGGCGGCTACACTGGTCGATATCCGAACGGCGGCACGAGTGATAACTTGCCCGGCACTCTGTCGTCGCTATCGCCAGATCAGAAGGCAGCCTTGGCTGCGAAAGGAACGTCAGCCAACGCGGCGGCGCAGGACTTCCACAATCAGGCCGCCGGTGCACCGATGCGCTTGAACCTGCTCGAACAAGCGCGGAACGACCTGAAATACGGCGTCGACAAGGACGGGAACCCGATCAAGAACCCGCTTGATACGGGGACTGGTTCGGACTGGCGCAACACGGCGAAGTCGTTCGTCAACGCGCTTTCGCCGGAAACCGCGAAGAAATTTGGATGGACCGGCGACATTGCGCGCTACGACCAGTTCAAAAAGATCATGACGAATTACGCTTCGTCGGTCTCGGGCTCGCTTGGCTCGGGCACGGATGCGCGCCTGAACGCGGCTGTTTCCGGCAATGCAAACACTGGCATTTCTAACCTTGCGAACGACGAAATCCTGACCAAGACCATCGCGGCCGAGAAGATGCGGGCCGCGCAGGACTATGCATTCCAGAACTCGGGCGAGACTCCCGACAAGTTCAACCAGTGGCAAACGCAGTGGAACAGAAACGTGAACCCTGACGCCTTCGTGTACGCCTCGATGACCCCGGAACAGCGCGCGGCCTACAACAAACGGGTGGGATCAACGAAGTCGGCGCAGACAAAGCGCGATCTGGCTACGTTGGTCCGTTCTGGCGTAATTGATATGGGGCAATAATGGCAGCGTACGACGACATCATCGAATCGGCCGCACGGACGAGCAACATTGACCCGAACCTGATCCGCGCCGTCATTCAGACTGAATCGAGCGGCAATCCGAAGGCCGTATCGAGCAAGGGGGCTGTCGGCCTCGGCCAGCTGATGCCGGCGACGGCTAAGTCGCTGGGCGTCTCCGACCCGACCGACCCGAAACAGGCCATTCCGGCAATCGCCTCGCTGCTGAACGAGAACCTGAACCGCTACGGCAATGTGCAGGACGCCCTGCGCGCGTACCACGGCGGCACAGATCAAAAGAACTGGGGGCCACTGACGCAAGCTTATCCGCAGAAGGTGCTATCCAACATTGGAAAGGGCCAGCCCGCGACGGCGCAAACCCTCCGAGGCATTCCCCAGCGTAGCCAGGGCATCGATGCTTCGAGCCTGACTGATGACCAGATCCTCAGTGCGTTTCCAGAGGCCGGGCAGCAGCAGGCGAAAGGCCAGAAGCCGACAAGCCAGCCGACGCCAAACCAGAGGACGACCCCGGCGAGCCTGACGGATGAACAGATCATGGCCGCCTTCCCGGAGGCAGCCGGCGGCACTCAAGCGGCGCCTGCGCAACGACCGCAGCAGCCCATCCCTGCCGCACGTCCAACGAACCAGCCGGTTCAAGAAACAAGCCTGTTAAGCCGCCTTGGGCATAGCGCTGTGGGCCTTGCTGATACGATTCTAGGGGCGCCTGGAGGTCTGATTGCTCAAGCCGAGTATGCGGGGCGGCGCGCGCTCGGCCAGAGTCCGCAACAAGCCGAGGAAGGCGCGCATCATGGGGTTGGAGCGTTCTTTGAACAACCCGTCGCAAAAGCCGCCAACGGGCTGATGCAACTGCTTGGCGGTGGGAATACGGACATTCGCAATACTGCCGGCTACCAGGGCGAGGCCACGCAACAGGGATTGGCCCTACTCGGCCAGAAGCTAGGCCAAGGCGCCACGGCCGTATCGCGGGCAACTGGCATTCCACAGCAAGACGTCATGAACATGGCTCAGACGGGCATGATGGCCGTTCCTGGGCTCGTCAAAGGCGCGGCACCAATTGCGCGCGAGGCAGCTATGGCAACGGCGCTTGACGATACGGCAATCCGGCCAACACGCCCGGTCGGGCCGCCAATGCAGCCGCGCGCTATGGCAGGCGCAGGCAGCGCGAGTGCCAACCCGAACCCATACCCAGTTCTTACCGGCGAAGAGGCATCCAGAGGTGTTTTCCCTCAAGTTAAGACATCAAAAGTTGCTCAGGACGTCACGCCACAAGAGCAGGCCGTACGCGCTCGCATCGTCAACGAGATCATGGGGGATAACGCCGGCCAGGTCCGCACTGGCGTAATCACCGGCAACGAGAACCTATTGCGGGATGAACACACGGCGGCAAAGTCGCCCCAAGAGACGCCCGCCAACCAGGCGATGCGGCAACAGCTGGCGATGGAACAGCAAGCGCTGTCCGACTATGCCGAGAAGCGCATCGAGGCGACCGGCGCGAACCCTCGTCTCATCAATGACGAGCAACGCGGCCAGGCCATCAATGACGCATTCCACGGCGAAGGCGGCCTGTCCGATTACTTCAAGCAGGTGAAGGATGCGATCTACGAACAGGCCAAAGCCGAATCTGGCAGTAACCCGATCAAAACCAGCAACGTCGACGCGCTGCTGAAAGACCCTCAGTTCCTCGCCGAGGCCAAGCGCAACGGACACACGGGTGTCGTGGAAGGGGCTCGGGAACTGATCGACCTCGCGCGAACCACGGGATTTCGAGATCCGATCACTGGCGAAGTGACCGCGCCGGGAAGCGTGGCGGCTTGGGATGCCGTACGCAAGTCGAACAATGCCGGCTGGACGCACGAGAATGCGCGCACCATCGGGGCGATCAACCGCGCCATCGATCAGGACGTTGCGGCCGCAGCCGGATCTGACGCCTATAAGCTGGGTGACGCGATCCACAAAGCACAGAAGACCATCATGGACACGCCGGCCATCTCCAAAGTGTTCGGCGACGTCGATGCGAATGGAATCAAAAGCGGCGTGCCTCTCGAGAAATTGCCGGCCAAGTTGAACAATCTGCCGCTCGACCAGTGGAAGCACATCTACAACACGCTGGACGACCTGTCGCGCGGTCAACTGCGCGGCGCACCGGAAGGAATGCCGCCGGTGCCGCCGGAGTTGCGTCAAATGGCTGAAGCGGCCCGGAACGAAATGTCGGGAGCGCTTGCTCGCAACATCTACGAGAGAGGCGCAGGGAAAGCCGGGGTGTGGAATCAGAACGAGGTCAACAAGGCGCTGAACTCGGTCATCGGGCAAAAGATTCTGCAAACCTTCCCGCCCGACGAGGTTGCCGCGTTCCACACGCTGAACTACGGCGGCCAGATCATGCCGGGTGTGCATTCGTACGAAGGAGCGGCGCAACAGGCCGCACGCCTGAACAAGCCGGGCTTCGTGGAGAAGTACGGAGCAAAGACCGGCGCCACTATTGGCGGTGCACTTGGACATGCCGTCCCGATCCCCGGCGCTGGCGTGCTCGGTACGCTCGGGGGCGCCCAAGTCGGAGAAGGACTGAGCCGCCTTATGGAGAGCCGGCGAGGTGGCAAGCAATACAGTAACTTGCAAAACGAGTTGCGCGGGAACTCCAGAATCGGGATAGAAAGTCTACGGGGCCGTTAATCAGGCAATTGGACTGCAGGGGAAATATACGTTGCTATCAGGGCAATAACAAGTGACGTTCAAAAAAGGACAATCCGGCAATCCGAACGGGCGCCCGAGGAAATCCGGCGAAGAGTTGGAGCTTAGCAACGCTTGCCAGGCAAAGACGCCGGATATCCTCAGCGTGCTCGATCGCATCATGCTGAACGGCGAGAGCGAGCGTAACCGTCTCGCAGCCGCGCAATACATCATCGACCGCGCATATGGCAAAGCGGTGCAGCAAACAGAATTGACTGGCAAGGGCGGCGAGCCGCTCATCATTCAGATTGTGAGGTTCGGGGATGCCATCAAAGAGTGCTGAACGACTGGCGCTGTACAAGCGACGCATGAAGAATGCCGGCTTCAAGCGCATTTCGATATGGGTGTCGGGCGAGCTGGCCGAGAAGCTGAAGAAGGAACGCAAGTCGTACGAGTGTGGCGGCCGTACGCTGGAGCGCCTGCTACTGGGCGAGAGTGCCAGGCGGCCGGATTTTCCCTATGGCTCGAACGAGGACGAGAAGCCGGCAGCATGAAGGGTTTGATGCAGGCGGAAAGGAATATCCACCTGCATCGCGTACGTGCGAGGGCGGAAATCTGGCACGCATCGCGCACGTGCGCAGGCGCGAGGGCGGGAATAATGGACCAGTACACGCGCGCGCGAGTGCGGAAATATGGCACTCCCTAAAAGGGGAATCGGCCAAACTCAGGCCAGCGGCGCGGAACTGCGCAACCAGGGCACCCAAGCGATGCTCTCTAAAATAGGGATAAATAGAGAGAATTGACCGAGGGCAGACCGCAATTAACGGGTCGTTTCGGTCTTGCCGGCCGCTTCGAGCAGCGCATCGATCTTGCGTTCAAGTCTCAAGTTCGCGGCGCCAATGAAGAACCAGACGCAGGCGAAATTGACGACGGGGATCAAAGCAAGCACCGTCCACAGCGTGACATTGCGACCCTTTTCCTTGGCGAGCATGTGCGCAGGAATCGCCATCAGCAGCGACATAAAGATCAGAGGAAGAAAGGTAGCGAGCGTATTTGGGGTAGTGTTTTCCATGTGTTCTCTATCGCGCCTGGTGAATTGTGGGTGCTTATCGACCATATTGCGGTCGACATCCTAAAGATTACCACGCTGCAACACATGGAATGTCGCGGAATATAACAACATGCATGACCAACAGCACCCGCGCCACCGGTGAGCGACCGGACGCCGGCTGTAGTCTTCTGATGAATTTCGCGCTGCGCCTGAATGGTGGCGTTAGTATGTGAACTCGTTGATGGAGGAGGCGAGGCAATGACCGACGACGAGACTGAGGCACTTCTAAAGGCTATCCTGCACAAGCTCACGGAACAAATGATCCCGGTCGAAGTCGATCTTTGGGACACGGAGCACATAGCGCGCTACCTCAAGTATTCATACAGCACCGTGCGCGACAAGATCATCGTGCGGCCGGACTTCCCGCGCCCAATCAAGATCAACCGAGGCGGTACGCGGTCGCACCCGCTCTTCAAGGCCCGCGAAGTGATCCAGTGGGCCGAGAGCCAGCAGGAGAAATAGAAAAGCCGGGTTGCCCCGGTCTGCTGCCGTTTGCGACGGCTATGCGGCTGGTTTCACGATGCCGAGGATATTGGCGCGCGACACGGCAAAGCGACGGGCCAGTTCGCTCACGGTGACTCCGGCCGCGTAGTCGGCCACGATCTGGCGCCGCTGCTCGTCCGTGGTCTTGGATGGGCGCCCCAAGGTCTTGCCCTCTGCCTTCGCCCGTGCCAAGCCGGCCTGTGTGCGCTCCACCAGCAAATCCCGCTCCATTTCGGCCACGGCCGCGAGCATGGTCAACATCAGTTTGCCGGCGGCGCTCGTGAGGTCGAGCTTGCCCAGCTGGAGAACGATGACTTCAATGCGGCGCGCGGCCAGCATCTTGATCGTGGCGCCGACGTCCTGGGCATCACGGCCGAGGCGGTCCAGCTTCGTTACGACCAGGGTTTCACCGTCACGGATCTGGCCGAGCATCTTGGCGAACTGCGGCCGCTGTAGCGCGGACACCTTGCCCGAGACGCCCTCATCCGCAAACCAGTAGTCGACCTGATAGCCGGCTGCCTCGATCTCACGGCGCTGGTTCTCAGTGGTTTGTTCCGTGGTGCTGACTCGACCGTATGCGAAGGTTGCCATCCTGTTCCCCGTTGTCCTAAGTGTTAGAAAACGGTGTCAGAATATACCGATGTGTTGGAAAATACAACCCCTATATTTCCAACACATCAGATCGTTGATCTGTGTTGATGTTGGAAATGGAACGTTTCCTAACAGGTGGGGTAGCCGATTCAACCGGCACAAAATTGCGCTGGTCGACAACGGCCTCAAAAGTGAGGCGGTCGACCCGCTCGACCCAAAAGTGGATCGGCTGGTCGACCGGCTGACTTTTCAGCCCGTCTCCAGCCGCCTCAATTTTGAGGAGTCAGCTGTCAATAGACAAATGGAATCAATAAATTACCGGTGCCCACACTTTTGCGGCCACTGGTTCGCGGCTCAATTTTAAGCCACCAGATTCATCGACAGGGCGCCGGTCGCACCTTCCAGTATGGCGATGATTTCCGCGTGCAGGCTGTGCCCCCGTTCTTTGGCCTGGACGGCAAGTCGATCCCGCAATGCATCGGACATGCGTAGAGGGTACGGGGTGATAGGAGGCGTCCGAGTCACGATTGCGGGTTGTACTGGCCCGTGTCGATCCCCTCTTGCTCGGCTATGTCCTTGGCAATGAGGATCTGTACCCGCGCGCCGAGACGGTCCATTACCTCTTCTAGCAAAACGCCAACAGGTAGCGATGCAAGGTCGGTCCGGGCCTCGAAACTCTCCTGCAATCTGGCGACGCACTCAGCGTTGATTGATCTGCCGTTCTTCTGTGCGGCCTCGTCAACGCGCGCTTTTAGCTCAGCCGGCATGCGCAATCCGAAGGGGGTAATGTCTCTAGTCATAGCTACACAGTGTAGCTAAAAATGCTTGACCCCAATAGCTACACCGTGTAATCATCATCCCACAATATTGCAGCTGTTAGACGCAAGCGCACTGGGCGCGGCGAGAACTGGAGATACGGACATGAAAGCAGCGGACCTCAAATCGAGCGACAAGGTTTTCTACCTGGACGACATCGAAGCAACCGTTGTTCGCGTCGAGAAAAACGGCATCGTCATTGAGTACTGGGGTCTGGGTTATCAACGTGATCGCTGCAAGCGCGAGCGCGTCTCTATCCGCACCTTGTCGCCGCGCACAAATTACTACGCCTAACACCAACCCCCCGCCCGCTACTGCGGGCAGTTACCGCCCAGTAGGGCGAACCGGGAAGCGCATAGGGCGCTGTGAGAAATGAAAGGACAGGATCATGGAAGGCGCAAGAAAAATTAGCCCGATTCAGGTCCGCTTCCCGCCTGAACTGAAGGAATGGTTGAAGGCTCAGGCGCTGCAAAACAGGCGATCTCTGAATGGCGAAATCGTCGCCCTTTTAGAGCAGAGCCGCGCCAAGATCGAGCGCGAAGCTTAACAAGTACGTTGACAGCAAGGAAAGATGGCTGATAGGCCAGGGGGAGCTATTACTTGAAGAATTGATTACAAAGACAAAGGCCAGCGTGCGAGGCTGGCCTTGATCTTTCTGCAACCGTGCCAGGCGGAACCTGGAGGCTGCGGCCGGGACGTGTGCAAGACGTTCTGACCGCGTTGGACAAGTGCGTCTTTTTGAAGGAGCAGCACATGCACGAAACGAAGGTTAACACAAACACCGGCGACCTGTCATCGCCAGAGGCAAAAAAAGCCTCAATGTCCCTGGTCGCTGCCCACGCGGGCGGGGCAACCCCACCGAGGCGCCGCGCGCGCCGTGATCTGGTCAAGAACCGCATTGCCGTACGAGAAGGCATGCTTCGTTCGGCTGAATTGCTCATTGATGCCCTTACAGGGACGTTGTTTGCTCCAGTGGACTACTGGGCCGAAAGAGGCTTTTTTGAGTCGCCGCCAGAGGATCGGAAGGCATTGCGTTTATCGCCCGAGGTGAAGCCGGAATTTAACGCACTGTGCCAGCAGCTGGTGGACTTCGTGCGCAATGCCCCGCTGATGCGCGGTCCAGATGATCGCCAATCGTTGCAACTGGTGACGAAGGAGCTGTCATGAGCCGTAGCAATATTGACAGGGCCGTTGACCATCGGATGTTCGGGGCGGATTGGTGGCTGCAACCACTCCAAGCGCGCTACGCATCGATCGATGCTCACAAGGCGGGTCTGCTCGTGCAAGTGGAGATGATGAAGCGCTCGCAGCAACGTGATGCGGCTCCGTGCATCACTTGGCGAGGCACTTCTGCGCAGTTCAGCGCGACCAAGGCGTTTCCCAAGGGCGTCGCCGCAAAACGGGCGAGCGGGCGATGGGTCTACCCTAACCAGCTTCGAGGCACTGTCTATCCGGACGGTGAAGATCGATTCGTGTTCGTCATCGAGTACTGCGTTACCTATGCAACTCGGCACTACGTCGCAAGTTGCGCCCGCCGGGCGTGCAGCGACGACAGCTATCTCCAGTTTCGCGCGGCCATCCTCGGCAACGGCAGTCAGTATGACGCCGGCCCTGGAGCGACTACCGACGAAGAGGGAGGCGCGCAATGAACCAGCTCGAGCAAATGGCGCAGATGTTCGCTGCAATCGATGCCGAAAGCCGGCGCTACGTCATGGTTGTGCTGCGCAGCGAATACGAACGCGCCCAGGAAGCGCGGCCGCGGCGTCCCGTTCTGCGCTTGATCCAAGGAGGTCCGCCGGCCGCGTCGACCACTAAGCCCCGCGCTTCGGTGCGCACCAAAAAGAAGGAATCGACATGAGCACTCTTTCCACCGTCCCCGCTACGGCGGGAATCGCTCGTATCGCCGGCGTCGACATCGACCAGCTGCTGCGAGACATTGGCGAGGCCAGCGCGCAGGACAGCAGCACGGCGCTGTTCGGATTGCTGCTGAGCGCCCAGCAGGTTCTGGCACAGGTGCAGGTCGACCGCGCGTACGTCACGACCCAGTGTGAATTGTCCCTGTTGGTCATGTATCGCGCGCTGAACGGTACCGGACGCGATTATCTAATCGGCATGGCTCGGCAGTTTCAGAAGAGTTTCCCGCGCCAACGCACAGCCTTGACTCTTGTGCCCACCGACCGCCAAGGAGGTGCACGATGAAAAAGCTCGTATCGGCCGGCGCCGACGCCCACCCAAAACCCGCTGAAACCCGCATGGATGCTGTGTCCCACGCTGGCGCTGGGCGAGTTCGCCGGCGCCGCAAGCCCGACCTAACCGATGCCGAATACGCGGCCATCGTGAAGCGCTACGAGGATGCGGGCGACGTCGCAAACGCGGACATCATTCGTCGTCAGTGGGAGGTGACAAGGGGCGGCACGCGCAACCGCAAACGACGGGACGCGACGGATGGCACGTGCTAAGAACCGCGCCAAGAGTGGGCGTGATGCTGGCGGCTTTATCGCGCTTCCTTGGCAGGTTGTGGACAGCCACGCATACCGAGGGCTGTCCGTGCACGCCAAAGCCCTGCTGATCGAGATTGCACGCCAGT